AAGAGCAATCTTGACTGGATTATACACACGATACTCAAACAGGTTAAAGCCAGGAAGCCAATTGCCTTTCTTTAACTCAGCAATGCCTTTGAGCATATTACGGCTGTAGAGAGACGCTTCACTCATAGTAAGACTTCTTAATCCTATCGTAGTTAGCGAGAGCGAACTCTAGGTAGTGCAGTGCCTTCTCTAGGTCCTCTTTGCCGTTCTTGCGATGATGCCGCTGTACATACTTGATGACGTTACACAGCCAAGGGTCTAACTCCCAATCTAAAAACACATCCCAAGGCTGAATGCCAGTCTTGTAGTGGTCACCGCCAATCTGCTTTGTTGCGATGTAGTCGCCTAATGTTTTATGCTGCTGAGACATTGGCGTGTTCCTTTATTGCTTTGGTGGATTTGGACCAGGAACCACAATCTGTACACTGGAATCTTTGGAAGGTTCCGGTGGTTGTGTAGGTGAAGCCACGCTTTTGCAGTCTCCCGCTTCCACAGTTGGGACAACCGTGACCGTTGAAGAGGTTATGATTAGGGTGAGACTTAATCCAAGGTAGCAGACGATCATAGACTTTCTCCAGCAGCAGAACATCCTGCTTGTTGTACTTCTCCATTACTTTCCACGCAACAGGGTCTTTGTTCATGCACTTGACCCATAACTGATAACCTTCGTGTGAAGTCTTCTGTCCCAAGCCAAGCCGCTGTGCAATGTGGTCTAGTTTATTGCTTGCAAAACGGAACTCTTTGCGAACTACCTTTAGCAAGTCAATCTGCTTATATGGCGCAGGCGGTGCAAGATGGTGCAGTAGAAACTCTTTGTTCAGCACAGGAATATCAAACCTAGTGCCGTTGTAGTGGCACACAGCATCAGCCTCAGAGATCAGATCGTGTATCCGCTGAAGCATAGCCTTTGGCTGCTTAGTTTTGAACACAGAATCAAACAGAACCTCTTTTGTGCCGTACCACTTAGCAGCCCAACATAGTACATAGGATGACTCCAGCAAATGCTCAGGACTAATGTACTGGTCACGAAGGCCCCAGATGTGTGCAGTGTTGGGGCTTGTTTCGATGTCTAGCATCAGTAGTTTCATATTGAGCACCATCCACAAGTAGATTCATCATCTGGTTGATCAAACAGTGTCCTATTTTCTAATAATGCTCTAACATCTCTTTTTGGATGAATTCTAATAAGTTTTCTTGTATTTCCTTCTTGTAAGAATTTATCTTCTAAGGCAATCAATTTCTTTATATGCTCACGCCCAACTGGGTCGTTTGCTGCTAGTTCCCAATCTGCGTTTCTAGCCAATAAGCAAGGCCAACACCCTACACGGGCAGCGCCTTTACTATACAACTGATTAACTTTGTGGCCACGGCGTTTTAGTTCTGCAAATACTTCATCTTCTGTGTAATTAACGATTGGAAGCGACAACATTACATGACGAAATTTTGTTCCATACTTACCAGATAAATCAGACAATGGAAAAACATCCTCTGGATCAAGTTCACCATATTTTTTAGTTCTTGCTTGACTTTCATTAGAACGCATACCCATCCATATAAGACAAGCCTCTGGACGAAGTAAATCATTTTTTTCAAGCCATTGACCAAAAGGAATTTGTTTTAACATTCCTGTGCAAGACCTAGCAACATTATTGGGAAAATAACCTTGCTTTTCAATTAAGTCAAAGATGTCTGTGTATTTATCAGATTTTGTATATTCAATTTTTATATCGTAAAAACTTTCCATCCAATCTAAATGATCGTAAGTAAGAGGATGGTCATAGCCTGTACTTTGGTGTACGGCACGAATCTTTTCTTTTGGGAAAGTATCCAAGGCAAGTGCTAAACATAGTTGTGAGTCTTTACCGCCACTGACGGGGACTACAATAGTTTGATAGTTCATTCGCTGTCCTCATTCAGAGCATCGAAGTATTCCTGCACATCTTCTTCTGTGTAACGCTTCTCATCGTAGAAACGCTGGAACAGGCATTCGTTGACATCAGCATCGATCTTGACTCTTTCACGCACACCTTCAAAGCCAATGTGCTCTAGGAAGCGACAAAACTGCCACAGGATCGGATGCCAAGGCTGGTCACTGTCAAAGTCATGCCGTGCTTCGATAACCGATTCTGATGGAAACGGACTGTCAAAACTGTCACCATGCTCCTGACCTTCATAAATAAATCTATAAGTTGTCATTGCTTACCTTTCTAAGTAGTTCAAAGAAGTATTCACAGTCTACCACAACCAAGGGCTTATCTCTGTTTTGCTTGATGACGAGCACTGGTTCAAATCCTCTACAGTTGTCCTTCGCTTGTTGATAATGTCCATATACCGAGATACTTGCTCTGGACTTGCATTCCACACTGATTGGTAACTTCCGTCTGGCTGCTGGACTAAGAAGCAAGTCTTCTCCCGACACGCCCATGCTAACTGAACGAACATCATCAGGCTCCGACTTCGGTATGTGCATCCTTGCGTTACTGGAGTCCATGCTGACTGTGTTTGCAACGCAGATCGCATCGTCTGCTTCTGACACAATCCAGCCAAGCGTGTAACACTTGTGTATCTCTGTTTTTGTCCCTTCCTGCCACCCTGCATCTGCGACTGCGTCAACCCATTCAATATAGACTACCGGGGCTTTTTCCAAACCTGATTTGGTTTTCTTCGTATCCATAATAGTTGTGCCTGCTCCGTTAAGTAGGTTTCATCGTTATCGTATGCTTTCAAAACTGCATCATACATCTCGTATTCTGTCTTACAGCCTTTTAGAATCTTCTCGGCCTTCTTAGGACCGACACCTTTCAGTCCAGGCACATTGTCAGTCCTGTCGCCGGTGAGCACCTGTGTATAGAAGTTATACAGCGTCTCATCTTCATCAATCCAAAACTTCTCATTCTTTCTGAAGTTATAGTGCCAGCCACGAATCATGTTTAAATCTTTGTCGGTGGTGCAAATAACGTACTCTTCAGGGTCCAGCGAATAAGCAGCAATACCAAGAGCATCATCGGCTTCTTGATACTGCTCAATACTAAAATTCCAAGCGGTGTTTAGGTATGTCCTAAGTAACTCTAGGGATATTCAGAGCACTTGCTGATAGCGGTCTTATCGTCATAGTCCTCGCATCCAGCAGCGATTGTATAAGCGATAATGTCGCCATCAACAAGTGCGATCACTGATTACACTCGTGCGATGGAGTAACCAAGTTGTCCGTGAATACGGCCTTGACCTCGTGCACGAAGATACTTACGAAGTGCGTTACGAGCAGATTCGTAGTTCTTAAAACCAGACAGAGACTTCAGTGTAATTTTACGACCATTCAATTTTACAACGTACATAATTATCCTTTCGGTTATGTTTACAGAACTTCTTCTTCAGCCTCTTCTGCCTCACTGGCATCAAAGGCAACCAGACTATCAATCACCATCTTAGTCAGGGACGCAGAAGTGCCTTTCTTGTTCTTCCACGACCATGAATAAGTACCAACTACAGCAGTCGCTGTAGATCCGTTACCAATGGCTACATTGCCTAAATCACTGCCAGTGGCATCGAATACTTTCATCGGCACAGTGCTCTTGCAAGTGATGTAAAAGCCTTTCTCTGGCTTGTCTTCACGCTTACGCACTTCAAGGCCAATGCTTTCCAAAGCCTTCACTGCGTTATCAGATAGGTTACACAAGTCTACCTGGAACTTGCCTGACATATCGTTAGGCTTATTGTGAAAGCACCACATAATTGTGGCTTTAACCTTTACAGGTTTTGCTACGTCATTCATTTGATTCTCCTTTTAGGTCAATGAATTTTGATACTAGGGTCTAACTTCTTCTTTTGCTCTTCAGCCACCATCATAGCAGCAGTATCTAAAATGTCAAGCAAATCATCAAATTTACTTTCCAGGTTCTTAGAGTATGCCACATGAACTTCCTTATCCACAACTGCAATAAGAATTGCTGTGTCCGGCTCTGGTAATTCGTCTAATGTGTCTGACACCAATTATCTCCAATCTTGTATTCACCGTC